TCTCTACCTGATGGCTTTATAGGTTATAAGATTGAGATCGATGACACTAAGAGTGTAGCGTTTAACATTACTAGATTGATGTTAGATTTTGAAGGGACTGGTGATATTACTTTATTACTACTTAATTCCTCTCAGAAAGTGCCATTAAAAAGTCAGTTAGTTAATGTTGCTTCAGATCATCAAGAGGTTGAATTGAATTGGGTTTTAAACGATACCGATACAATTTATAAAGGCGAGTATTATATTGGTTACATTAAAGATGTTGGTTTTCCTTTGACTCCTTATAAAAGGACTTACGAAAATTCAAACATTATGAGTGTAGTCACTCACCTTAATATTGAAAAGGTAAAAGTTGAAGGTCATCCAACGGCTGATTTGTTCGATTTGACTACGGTTGAATTTATTAATGAATCAACAGGATTGAACTTAGATATAACAGTATATGAAGATTATACTGACTTAGCAATACAGAATAAGTTTTTATTCGGTAGAGCTGTTTATTTAAGCTCGGTAATTAATTGTTTACAGATTTACATGAGTTCATTACGTAGTAATCGTAATGAGAGACATGCTGAAGATGTTTACAAGAAAGTAATGGTTCAATTAGAAGGAACAACTGGAGAGGGCATTATCTCGGTAAAAGGATTAAAACCCCAATTATTAACAGAGATAGCAGAAATAAAAAACCAGTTAAAATCTATCAAAGAAGGTTATCTAGGTAATGGCTTTGATGTAATAACTCAGGTGTAATGAGCGTAATTAACAAAATAAACCCAGTAGGAATTGATACTGTAATTGATGACTTGCAAGAGTTGTTGTATTCAGGATTGACAGCTAAAGGGTGGACTAATTACGATAGTTACCCTAGGGTTTATAAGAATGAAACTAAAGATGGTCTCATTCCAGAGTTTTACACTTCTAAAGGAGATTATCAAGAGGTTTATTTTGATGACAGGATTAATGCAAGTTCTTTCTGGTTAGTTGACGACTCTACGGAGCAACAAAACAACCCTAATTATACCGCTAAGGTTAAGGTGGTCTTTCAGGCGAATCTGGACAAGCTTTACAATAGTATCTCGCACAGGGCAGATGAAGAAATGCACAAGGATGTGTCGTTGATATTAGATGACTCAATGGTGGTTAGTAGGTACAACAAAAAGATTACAACAGGAATAAAAAAGATTTATAACGAAGAGGGCTTAAGCTCTACTGATGGATTTGAAGATATGAGTTATTATCATGTAGTTAAATTTGATATGGAGGTTACTTTTCGGTATAAGTGTTAAATAAATTAATAATAAAATTAAAAAAATAGAAATTATGGCAGGAACAGAATGTATATGTGATGGAGATAATTCAGGTCACATGGGGAGACCCAATTGCGTAATACCTCAAGGGGTATTGGCATTTCCAATGCTTGAATCAAGCACGGGGTCAACAGGTTTAGAAAACTTTTTACCAGTAGACGCGGACGGAATAACCGCTTTTAACGTTCAATACGGAACATCTGCAGCAACATTAAAGGAATGTGTTGATTATAGATTGAGTGCATTAGCTACAGCTTTAGATGGATTATTTCCATTATTAAAAGTTGAAACTGTAGCACCAACAAGAACTGATACAAACTATGTAACAGCTGGATCTGGTAGAAAGGTTGAGATTGGAGGTGGAGGAATTACTTCGTTTGCAATGGAATTATGGCACGATGATGCTGTTCACGCTATTGGAAGAGAGTTGTTAAAGGCTGGTTGTGGGTCAATGAATTTTATATATGTAAGTAATGACGGGCACGCATGGGGGATTAAAGACTCAGACGAATCAAACACCCTTAGAGGGTATGATATGTCGGATGGCACTTTCAAGTCGTTCATGGAGTTCGCAACGGATTCCACAACTAACATGATTAAAATCTCATGGGATATTGATGAATTTGAGTGTTTAGAAAACGCTTATGTAATCACTTCTAACGAATACGAGGGTAAGTTTACAGCAATTAGACCGTTAATAAAAGGAAAAGTGTCTCATGATGTTGCTGGGTCAACATTAGTTGCAGCTTCTCCAATTGTTATAGATATTAGCTTGTATGATTCTTTTGGAACTGCAGGTAATAGACATGACATTGTAGGCTCATTAACTGGTGACTTTGAGCTACTTGATGATGTAGGCGGTGTACAGGAAGCGGCAGGGGCTTGGGCTTCAGTTGTAGAGTCTCCAGATGGAACATATCTATTGACTACTACTAGCTCACCAGCAGCAGGCACTTTTACTCTTACCTCTAAGTCTGTAGGGTATATTATACCAAACATTAATATTGTAGTTGTCTAATGGGTAGACAACTAATCATAGGAAAATCTTCTTATTCGGTCGATCATTTAAGATCAATGACCGAGGAAGAGGCTTTAAGTTTTTATAAGAAACTTAACCATCCTGTTATTAAGCCCAACGATGTAAAGAAGGCTTGGAAATGCTGTAACGGCTATTCCGTCCCTAATCATCTAAAAGACCAGTTAAAGGGGCTTAAACCTGTAAAAGGGGAGAAACCAACTGAAGAGAAAAAGGTTGAAAAGGTTAAAAAACCTAGAATGCCTAGAAATAAACAATCTTAATGGAAAAGGGCTTTGTTAATTCGAAGCCCTTTTTTTATAAAACTTACGCCTTATCGATTACCGAAAAAAAATAGTTTATAGCGTTGTGCAAATTCCTGAAGCAGTTGTTGAAGAGGGAAGAGGTGCGAAGTGTGGTAAATGTTGCGAGGATCAAATGGTTCTTGCTGACTTAACTAGTAACGATACTCATAAGAATGATTTTACTGGTGTTTACGCAAAAAAAGGAACTGCTTCTGATGTAATTGCATTCACAATGGAGAGGTGTGATGAAACTGTTGTCAGTAATGAAGGTCTAGTTGGTGTTTTTCCAAATGACTCTTTAGCTGTTGGATACATATATAATTGGAAATCAATTCTATCAACTCATGGAGTGGGGAAATACAATATCAGAATTACTTTTACAATAGCTGGTATTACTAATGATTTCATTGTGGGTGCTTATGAGTTAAAGAAATTCACAAGGGAAAACGTTAAAGATAGTGTTAGGATATATTCAGAATTTAACTCATATTATCAAAAAGAAGATATTGACTTTACGGGTTCAAATTTTAAAGATACGGTTAGATTTAATGGTTTTTTCGGAAATAGAGATCCAGAAACGGAAATAAACAACCTTATCGATAAGGGGCGAAAAGTTGTAAAAGTTACTAGAGAGAATTTAAATAAATACACTTTAAGAACAGACCCTGTTAATATTGGAATGACTAGGCAGTTACTAGATAAGCACTTCATAAATGAAGATATAATTAAATTCTCAGACTATAACAGGTTTAACCATGATTTTAATATCTTTGACCAAGAATGTGTTTTGATTGATACTCCAAAAGTGGAATATTTAGATCTTGACCGAAGAGCTGAAATAACAGCAGTTTTTGGTGATAGAAAATTACAAGACAAATCATATTACAGGGGTAATTAATAATTTAAAAAAATGGCTAATAAGTTTGAAATAATAGGAGGTGCTTTAGTTGTAACTAATACAATTAGCGGCATCGTTAAGGTTGATAGACCAAAAGTAGATTTGTATTACGACACTAAGAGATTATCTAAAGGAGAGATAGTTATCCATGAGAAGGTCGGGGCGAATAGACCGTACCTTTTGATACATGACTCGACACTTGCCGATAGTGTTGACTCTACATTAACGCCATTTACCGAGTCTACATTTAGATTGTTTTGTAGGGAAAATCTGGGTTTTAGTACAGCATCGGGAGGAAGCGGTGCGCCAAAATGGAAGTTTACAGCAGATAATTTTACAGATTTAACTACTGTAGTTGCTCCAACGGCAAACGAAGGAGAATTGGCTTATGTTTTCAATCCTCAAGGGGTTTGGTTAATTAATAGAAAGCCCGAAGGAGTTTATCATTATGAATCAGGTGTTTGGACTTATGGAAGTCAGGATTTACAGGACAGAATTAGTGCAACTGATGAATTGTCAGAGATATTAGCTATTGGAAATACTACTGGAGCAAATGATATATCAATATCTAATGGACAAGTATTAAAAGCTGAAAGCGGGAGTTCTTCTCTTAATATGAGATATTTAGGGGTTGATGGAAACGTTAAATTCGAAGGTAATGATGTGGAACTATTTTGGGACGGAAATAAATTTGTTGTTAATGCAGGAGATACAGCTTCAGATGTGGCTGTTTCTAGTCTTGAATTGAATCCAGACTTTAGCTCTATAACTTTGCTAAAGTCTGATTTTACAAGATTTGGAGACATAGGAATTATAGAAAACAGTACTGGAGATGAATCTACAATTAATTTACCTAATTACCCGTCTATTTCTTCTGCTCAAAATGCGACAATAAAGCAAAACGTTATTAATTCTGATGTAACCGGAAAGGACATCATAATGAAAACAGACAGTACTCGTTACTTAAATCAACTTGCATACAATACAGGAACAGCAGGAGAGTTAATAGTTAGCCATACTCCAAGCGCAACTAATAGGGCGATAATGTGGCCAGACAAAAGCGGAACGCCTGCTTTAACTAGTGATTTACTTCAGGAAAGGATGATAGTTACACAAGCAAATGTTTTAACCACACTTGGAGGCGTTATAGATTCTGCGAAAGAGTATTTTCTAGATGGTATTATTGACTGCACAGGCATTACAATTGAAATTCCTTCTGATGGAATTTATATCTCTGGTTATAATTTTGATATATCCGGACTTATTTGCTCTAATAATAATTATACTCTATTTAGCTCGCCTGTTGGAGGGTCTGGAAATGTTTTATTTTCAGATTTTTTTATTGATATTCCAGGAGCTAACTCTAAAGTGTACGATTTAAAAAGTGTTTCAGGGTTTGAAGCGATAGAGGTAAATAGAATTAATTGGAATAATTGCACGTCTTTAGGTGTTATTGATAATTACAGGCAAGGACTAGAAACTGGAACAGGTCGTTTTGGCGGCACTCCAGAGCTAGAGTTAAAAGGAGTTTGGGTTGGAGGTTACTTTATTGATACCTCTATTGTTAGGAGCTTGGATAATGGAGCTTATAGCCTATATAAGGCTGGCGCTGGTTTTTCTATGGCTTCTAGATTTAGAAGTAATCAAAACATTGATTTACCTGCTTTAGCTTCATTTATCGATTTTGCACCCGCTAATTTCCCAAACCCTTCAACGTTACAGTTGGACGGTTGCTTAATAACTAGAAATGGAGCGTTTGACTCATCAGACTCTAATATAACTCCTAATATAACAAACTCTGATTTGCCTAGTTCATGGGCAGGAAATAAAGGTATACCAAATACATTTGTTGGAGGTCAAAGTATTATATCTGTGGAGGCTATTACAACAATAACAACAGCTGGAGTTTTTGAAGATATTACAGGAACATTTATAACGTCAGATCTTCAGCATTTTGATTCACCAGCCTCAGGACAACTAAGACATTTAGGTAATGACCCTCAAGAGTTTAAGGTTTCGGGGCAATATGTTGTTTCGTCTACAGCAAATGATGAAGTTGACTTAAAAGTTGTAATTTATAGAGATGCAACAACCTCTTTTGAGGATGGAAAGATAACAAGAAGAGTAATTGACAGATTGCAGGGGGCGAGAAATGTTGCTTACTTCGTGCTTTTAGATAATATAACATTAAACCAAAACGATTATGTTAAGATTCAGGTTGCCAATGTTACATCAACGGATGATATAACAGCAGAGCTTGATTCGTTTTTCATAGTAGAACAAAGATAATTAAAAGCTTAAAAATGCCAAACACAGTAGTAACCAAAGTGGGAGATGTAGCGGAGATCGTTTATAACGATGTTGCATCAGATATTGAAAGAATATCTATTAACGAACTAACAAATAAAACCGTATCGCTACAATTAGGAGATGCTGGAGTTCAAACTAGTATATTTCTAGAACCAACTAAAATATACACTTTTGAGACTTTTGACACGGTTGGAGGTAATGCTGTAACGACAAATATTGAATTATATACAGAATTAAAAAATCTATTATAAAATGCCAGAAAGAGTTACAGCGGCAGACGCTGGAGGAATAATAACAATAGTATCATCATTAATAATGTCCGCTTGGAATATATTCATGGAAGACCCTATTAATGTGTTAATTGTATCTCTT